GAGACATTCCATCTCTTCGTAACTCCGCAAGTTATGGCTGACCTTAAACTTGACTCAGATTTCCTTGCTAACGTAAGGCAAGCTGGTGTTAGAGGACCAGGCTCAAGCTTGTTCTCTGGCTCATCAAGTCTAATGGTTGATGGTATTATGGTTCACGAGTTTAGACACGTGTTCAATACAAGTGCTGCTACATCAGGTACATCATCAAATGCAGGAGCTGCTGGTTATAAAGGCGGTGCAAATGCAGATGTGAACTACTCAAGATGTATTTTTGCTGGAGCACAAGCATTAGCTATGGCTGATATTGGTATTCCTGAAATAGTTGAAGACACATTTGACTATGGAAACCAAAACGGTATCTCAATTGGAAAAATCTTCGGACTCAAGAAGCCTAAGTATCATTCTGACGTAACAGGTCAGGTTGAAGACTTCGGTGTTATTGCGTTAGATGTTGCATTCTAATTGTGTTATTCTTTATGGGTGGCTACTAATGGCCACCCATTTTTAAGGAGAAAAGTATGTGGATTAAATCAGAAAACGATATAACGGTAGCTTCTACATGGGGAGCAACAATACACCTTAAAGCAGGTGAACCAAGACAGGTCGGACACGACTTAGGATTATTGTGCTTACAAGCAGGATGCATTGAAATCAAAGACGGAGAAGTTCCAGTTGTGGAAGAGTCTCCAAAAATAGATAAAGATTCTGGCGGAGCAGCTGAAGAACTTCCAGTAGAGGAAGAAGTTGTAGCTGTAGACTATGAAGCTATGACTAAAGTACAGCTTGAAGAACACGGCCGTACTATGGGAATAGAACTTGATAGACGTAAGAAGAAATCAGCATTAATAGAGGAATTAAAAGCAGCGGAGTAAAATTATGGCTTTAACCGGGACAAATTTATTATCAAGAATACAAGACATTTTACAGGATACTACAAGCGTTAGATGGCCGGAAGCAGAATTGCTACGGTACATAAACGATGCGCAAAGAGAAATTGTTAACTACAGACCAGAGTCATCTGCAAAGACTGACAATGTGCAACTAGTCACTGGGACTAAACAAACATTACCAACTGATGGTCTTAGATTAATTAAAGTAACTAGGAACATGTCTGATGCTTCTGGCGGAGCTACAGGTAAAAGAGCAGTCAGAATTGTAAATGTAGACATCCTTAACACTCAAGAACCAGATTGGAACGATCCAACTGTAGGCGGGGATGCACAGCATGGGACAGTAGTTAAACACTATATCTTTGATGAAGATGACCCAAAAAACTTTTATGTGTATCCAGGCGTAAACGGCAACGCATACTTAGAGATTGTTTATTCAAAAATACCTACAGATTTATCATCTGCAAGTTCAAACTTAGACATAGACGATATCTACGGCAACGCAGTGATTGATTATGTTCTTTTTAGAACATACCAAAAAGATTCTGAATATGCGGGGAACGCACAAAGATCACAAGTGCACTATCAATTGTTTTTAAACTGTATCGGACAAGGCATGCAAGCTCAAGAGTTAGTAAGCCCGAACAATGACAGAACAGCTAATATAGGCGCTGGTCCTACGCTACCTCCTATGGCACCGCCGCAACAACAAGGTAGGTAACCATGGCGTCGTATTCTTCTTTAGTAAAAGAAGTTTTACCTTACGTCCCGTTATGTCCTGATTCTTTGGTCGAACAAAACATACGTTCGGCTGCGATAGAATTTTGCGAACGATCTAAAGCATACATCTTAGACATGGACCCGTTTAACACAACAGCGGGTGTATATGAGTATGACTTTGATGTGCCTACCGGCACAGAAGTACACCAAGTTTTATATATGACAGAAGATGGGAATGATATGGACCCCATCAGCCCACGTAGTTTAGAGCTAAACTACCCAGACTGGAGAGACAGAACCGGCAATCCTCACGTGTATCTGCAGAAAACATCAACTACTTTCTGGGTAGTACCTGTGCCCAGTGGGTCAAGACAAATAATAGCTAGTGTTGCATTGAAACCAACAAGAACTTCAAACAACCTAGACACCAACATTACTAATCAGTATAGAGACGCAATCATATATGGAGCTTTGTATAGATTACTACGTATACCAAACAGAGAATGGACAGACGTAGGCGCAGCTAGAGAATACTTAGTACAGTTTAATAATGAGATAACCCAAGCAGAACTACGTGCAAGAGGTGGGGACCTTGGGGTAAAAAGAACAGTAAAATACAAAGGAATAGGAAGGCCAAGGAGGCGCTATGGAAGATACGGAAAGGAGATTGACTATTGACTTTGTTGAGCCAGTGCTTACAGACATACGTTCCACGTGGAACACTGTAAAACCCGGCATAAAACAAATTTTAAGAGACAATCCTAGTCTAACCTTTATTCCAGAAGATGTTTATAGTGAGTGTGTAAACGAAAGAGCCTTTCTGTTTACCTCTCCAAAAGGTTTTTTGGTACTAACTATAGAAGTAGATAGATATACAAAAGACAAGACATTGTATATGTGGTTAGCGTATACTTATGATATAGGCGGGCATCAGTGGATAGCCCATGAACAGTGGATGGAAAGTGTAGCTAAAGAACTAGATTGTAAGTTTATAGAAGCACAATCAAACGTCCCAGGGTTTGAATCGTACGCGGTTGCAAACGGTTGGAGTTTAGATACACGAGTTTATAGGAGAAAAGTTGAGTAAACCAAAAGCATCACAATACAAAGCAAGCCCTGTAGAGAAAATCAACGCAGCTATTGCTTTAAAAGACAAACAAAGATTTAGAGAGAAGTTTTCACCTGTATTACAAGCTTATGTAGCATCATCCTTTGCAGGCGAAGAATCTTTACAAGGAGTTGCAGAAGGTAGAGCACAAGCAGATACTATGCAAGTTCTAACTAACAGACCCGGCCTTGCCGCAGTACAAAGAGTAGATGCACAGGCTGATTTAGCGTCAGCTGCAGCTGCACAACAATTACAAGCTTCTGCTCAAGGTTTGACTGCTGCACGATCTGACCAAGTCGGTGGTATCAAGATGGCTAACCAACAAGCTAGCCAGACAGCAGCCGGTTTATCACAAGCTTCTAAAATAGCTACTTCGGACACACTCAACAGAGCTAAAGCAAAACAAACACGAACACAGGGTATGATTAAAGCAGCTACCATTCTAGGTAAACAAGCTGGTTCTAACTTCCAAGATATACAGGCGTTAAAAGCCGCAGGTGCGACCTTTGATACTGCTACAAACAAAACAGGACTTAGAGGTGGCTTAGGCGGAATCTTCGGAGGTATTCTTAGTGGTTCAACCGATACTGGTATGATTAAAACAGGTGCTCTTGGAGATATCGACGTTTTAGGTGGTATAGGTAAAATAGGAGGCCCATAATATGGCACATTATCCAGGACATACAAATAGAGACTTTGCAGGAGATTTACCAAACGTAAGTGATCCGGAATCAACTTTTGCTGACATATTGCGTCAAGACTACAATGATTATGTAGCTAATTTCCAAGCATATGAAGACAGACTACTTGGTATGGTAGGTGATGATAGTTTGATACGACGTTCTAGAGAAAACGCAAAAATGCAGGCCAAGATTGCAGAAGGTATTAGAAGGAGATCAATGTCTAGATATGGTGGAGGCACTATGTCAGCAGCACAAAGACAGGAATCAGATAGAGCTGCACAACGTGGAGAGGCCCTATCTTTAGCTGGTTCAGCAAATAACGCGCGAGTAAAACAAGCAGAAATAAACCAAGCACTTATGCAAGAGATAATAGGTATTGGACAAGGCGTAAATGCTAGAGCATTAGAAGGATTAGGCACCGCAGCCCAGGGTGCTATGCAAAGAAGAGGCGCTTACAAAAATGCTAAAGCGTCATACTCTTCACAAATGATGGGCATGGGAGCGTCAATACTAGCGGCGTTTATGATATGAGTCAGTTAGCTAGATTAAGAGCAGCACAAAGTTTTGTTGAAGGACAAAGAAGAGCAGAAGAACAAGATGCTTTTGATGTTAACTCTGCTTATAGTGATGTTGTTAGTTACACAAGCTTAGATGAAGAACTCTTTGCTACGATGGTGGGAGAAGATAAGTTTGCTGAAAAACACGGCATTTATTTTTCGCACCAAAAGAATCTGGAGAAAGGAGCTTACGATAAACTTGATGACTACGAAGCGGAAGGCTATGAACCAGGGCGATTTAAAATTATCAAAAATGTAGATGATGCCCAAGGTTTAATGAGCTCTAGAGCTACAAATGTAAGTTTTAATGATAAGGCCACTGGAGAAGTAGAAATAGGTAAAGTAGCTAGAAATGGCATTTTAATAGATAGCACTAACGGGCAGATACATGCTCTTAATGAGACAAGAAGAGGCAGATTTCCATTTACTTTATTTAGAGACAACGACCCTGAAAGCCCAGTTTTATTTACTACAGGAGAAGGCCTTTACCAAACTCTTAATGAGGCTTTACGAGATAACATAAAGGTAAACCCAAATTCAGATTTTATAGTACAAGCAAGAGCCGAGTTACAAGGCCGAGAAGAAGGGCAAAAAATCTCCAAAGTAGGTACAGAAGATGATCAAGGTGCTCCTGTCAGATTCAATGACGTTTTAAATAGTATAGATGCAGACGTAGAAAGCGGCACTACAAGTTCTTTTGAAGGACTCCAAGCTAAATCAGAACTTTGGCCTATAATCCAAGACGCTATAGACTCTGCTCAAGAACAAGAGAAAAATAAACGAGAAGAAGAACAAGCACCACCTACCGAAAGAGAGATGTTTGGTCAAGTTGACAAAGAAATAATTGTTAACCAAGGCAATAGAAGCAAATTACCATTTGGTACAGTAAATACTAAGCAAGAGAAATATGGTCAGACTTTAGACCTAGCTAATGAAATTATTACAGCTTATGAGTCTGGCAACCCACTAGCTACAACCAGTCTAGATGTAGATGCCCTATCTGTTTTCCGTAGTGGTAACGCTGCGGAAAATAACAAAAGTTATTACAAAAGTTTTGATACTAGATTAGGTGCTCAGTCTTTTATAAATATACCAGCCATACAAGACAGAATAGACGCATTAGAACAAGAATCTGATGAGTACACCGAAACTAGGACTAATGCTTTTGGAGGGGGTTTTGTAGCAAACCCTATTACGCTACAGAAAGACAATTACACTGTAACTAAAGCTCAATTACTAGCAGAGGCCCGCGGGCAAAAAGCTATCGCTGAGAAAGCTATTTATGAATATGCTGTATATGCAAAAGACAACCTTATAAAAGATGACCTAAATTTAAGAAATGTAGGGTATGAACAGCCTAGACGAAAACTAGTTGCTGAAATTGCTACGAAAAATAGATTGTTAGAAAATACAAACATTACTCAAGACTTAAGAAACAAAACAGAAACAGAAGTACAAAACTTAACAAATCAGCTTAATGCCTTAGATAAAAGCCAGCCAGTGTTAAGTCAACAATATGTCTTACCACCTAATGTAGATAAAGTAGAAGAGATGCCAACATTTAAACTACCTACTAAAGAAGATGGTAGCTATGATGCGGAAGCAGTGGAGCAATACTTAATTGACAACCGAGACGAAATAGCA